GTAGTACTCTAAAGAACAAGGTTACTACTAGCTAATTCTGCACCATCATTCTATCGCGTTTATAGCACTATTTGTTACATACCTGTTACATACTATATGTACTTTATATGTGCTCATATCGCTTTAAGGCTTACAGTTAGGCTTCCATCTGCGCAAGCCACAAGTCAAACACCTTGCCTTCCGGTGCGTCAGGGTCGCGCATATAGGCTTTTGCTACACGGATATACATATTGATGTCGCTGCCGTAAATCTCGGAGTAGTCGGAGTAGAGCATATTCATGACATAGTACCAATCAGCTTTTTGTGTTATGCCTTGCTGGTCTGCAAGCTGACTTGTCTGCTCGTATGTCCAATGCTCACCGCACGTGCCGTCAACATTCTTCATTCTGGCAACAGCTTTCTTTGCTAAATGCTCGTCAAAATGCGGACCATACACAGCGCAGTGCATCTTATACATAGCGTCCCAATAAAGCTTAGGGCAGTGCATTTTCAGCTCGTCGAGAGCATCACATACAATGCCCTCCAATTCCTGCTGCTTAACCTCGTTACCCTGGGCCTCATGCCAATAGTGTTCAAATCTTTTGTGCATCGCAGCTCACCGCCTTATGCCATTTTGGTAACTACCATGGTCGCACTAGCAACAGTGCCTGCTACATCAATCTGCGCGCTAATCGCAGCAGGAACGCCGCAGCACGGAATATAAATATCAGCAGCGGTGGTTAAGCTTACGGCGCTGCCTGCCGCTGCTGCTGCCGCAGCAGGATTCTTGCCGGGGATAACAACACCGCCTTTCAACAGATTCATTGTAACCAGTCCTGCCGCTGTCGGTTCAACCGTAGCTTGCAGGTCTACATGATACAGGCCAGGCTGCTTTAAAGTTACAACCTTACCGGTAGAATAATCAATGCTCACGCCAGTATTTGTGTTGATAATATCAAAGCTAATAAGGCCGTCAGCTAAAACAGCTTGATTGGTAGCTGCTACATCAAGGCTAGATTTATAATGACAATTATTCGGATTCTTTAACATCTTCGTTCCCTTCTTTCTTTTCGTTAGTGTCAGCAACTTGATACTTCGTTTTCGCTGCGTGCAGCACGCTCCGTATCGCCTGCTGGCCGTCGGCAGTAAAGCCTAGCCATCCTATGCCTATGCCGATAAGCAAACTGATAAGATTAGATTCGTCTCGTTTCATACCACTATACCTCCGTATAAGAAATAGGGACGGATTGCTCCGTCCCTATGCCGCCGTTAGGACGGAATTACATTGCAGCCGGGCAGCCTTGCAGCTGTGCAAGACTCTGCAAGCCAAGGCCGTTTAAGATGGCCTGCGGCGGGCAGCATACGCCAACGCCGGTAACTTCCGGTTTCTTCAGCATCTGGCAATTGATATTGCCGATAGCTGCTGCAAGAGCGTTCAGCTTAGCATCCAGGTTAGCCGCCAAAGTCATGCGCTCAATGGTAGCATCTTTCTGCATAAGTTTCAGGTTGGATTCGTTTTGCATAGCCAGTGCGTTAATCTTCAAATCAAAGATTTTCTCGCCTTGCTGCGCATCCCACTGTGCCCTCATTTGCGCACTCAGCGCGTCGCGAGTATTACGCGATTCGTCGATAATGCGGTAGTTCGTCTCCGCTGCCGTAACCAAGCCTTGACGTTCCACCTGACAGTTCGTTACTGCGTTGCAGCCGTAAGGGTTAGGACCACAACCACGGCCATCACGCACGAACCAAGCAAAAGCAGCAATGATGATAACGAAGAAAATAACGATACCCCAGCCGCTGAAATTAGAAATAGTCATATTTTCGTTCATGGTACTTATCTCCTTTCCTTGAACGTTTTATTACCTCAACTCATTTGAGCTGTTGCAATCCTTTCCGGAGCGCATCCATTTGCGCATCTAAGCTACTAGCCTGCTGCTGTTGTTGCGGCGGCGACGCATTAAATGCAGCGCCCGTCGCACCACGCAGGCTATTAATGTCTTGTCTCATCTTATCAAGGTTGATACCCATAGCCTGAGCCGCTACGCTGGCGATTGGATTATTCAAATAGCCTGCGGCCTTATCAAGAATATCAGCGCCGATATTCTTCTCTGCCAGAACGCGAATGGCGTCCTCTCTGCTGCTAACTCCTTGCGCCGCTACACTAGCTACTTCCCACGCCTTTTCAAGCGCTGTCTGCTTCTCCGGCGGCAGATTCAACCACTTCGCTATTGTTCCTACGTTCATTTTTTAGTGCCTCCACTTCAGACTTTAATTCCTTCACGACAGCCAACATATTAGCCATCATCTGTGCTTGTTCAGCCTGCAATTCCGCGGGCGTTTTTTCTTTTTGGATAACGCCAACTTCCACAAGCTTGTCATAATACTGCTGACACATTGCTTTCAGTTCGTTATAGGCTTGCAGACTCACGCCAACCTGCACGCGGTTACTATTGCCAAAGCCAAAGCCGTTAAGCTGGTAGATGTTCTGCCCTTCGAGCTGTGCCAAGAATTGCTGTGGCTGCTGCACGTTGATGCTTGTAGTTTTTTGTTCCATGATATTCATAGCCGCTCACTCCTTATGATTTTATTATAAGGCAGCGGAGAAAAAATGTTCCCTTGATATTCCCTACAAATTCCCCACAAAAAAGAACCGCCCTAAAAGGCGGCTCCTGCATTTAAAGGAATGATAATACATTTGTTATTTGCTTGTACGCAGTATTCAATTCCTTATCTACCGTTTTAACAGATACATTCAGCTCCGCTGCAATTTGATAGTTAGTCATACCTTTTACAAATTTCAGTTCGCAAATTTCTACCTGCCGTGGTGTTATCTTTGCTTCTTCTAATACCGCGCTGAAAGAACGGCGCGTTGAAGCTTGTAACCAATCCCGCGTGTTCTTCAGCAGTATGTTCATTTCTTGTCACCTACCTAAATAAATAAAAGCTATAGCTGTTGCCGCCCATCCAAACAAAGCGGCACAGATTATCTTTCTTTGGAAAGCAATAGTTTCTACATAACCTTTTAATAACATTGTAATAATGCCTGCCGGTAATTGTTCCTTTTCATCCATCGTAACACCATCCAATAATTTTATTTTGCAGCTGCATAAAGCAAGAAGAATAACGCAGTACCTGCATAAATATTCCGCTGATTTTTAATTCTGTTCGTCCTCTTCCGGTCGTATTCCATTTGCTCTATCAACGTTTCGTATAATTCCTCGCTGCGCTTCAACGATTCCTTTGCACTCGCTAATGATCGTTTGGAGTTCGTCAGCGCTTCTTGCGTTAGAGTGAGCTGCTTCTTCGCTTCGCTTAATTGCGTCAGCAGTTCTGTTGACGTGTTCTTCTGCTGTTTCAATTTCTCGTCTGCCAGATTCAATTTCGCTTCCAGCAGATTTGTTTGATTTTTGAATTGATTCCACTGTTCGATTGACAGCGTTATCTGCTTGGATGCCGCTTCCGCCGTGCCAACGCCAGTACACGTCATTACAGATAAGCAGAAGGCCAGCAACAATAAGACTAATCTTAACGGTTTTATCAATCTTGCGTCTTGTTTCATCTTTCATTATTACCTCATGTAAATATCTATATTTGTAAAATATAATAAATCGTGTCAGAAGCACAAACTTCGCCTACAAGCTGCTTTAGCTCGCCACAGGATAAATCATAAGCGGCACTATTTTAAAAACGCTTATAGGCGAAGTGTTTTTGCGCAATTTGCGCCTTCTTATAGTTAGATATTCAGATTAGAGAGCAAAGTAATGATGCAGTGCACCGAGGGCAAAGCCTATGATAAGGCCTACTAAAAATTTCTTGTCAGCGACAAAAGCTTTTAATTCTTCCATGATTTCACCTTCCTTCTTATCGTCCGTTTCCTGCATAGCCATACGCAGGTACGCCATACGGTGTAGTTAAATCAATGCCGGCAACATACTCATAAGTAGTTTGCGCTCTGTTGGCATAACCAATACGGTACATCTCGCCAACATCAGCAGCAATCCAATAATAATTCTTAAACAGCTTGTAAAGTGCCTCCAGACTACGCAGGTTGACGCGCTCAAAACGATTCTCCAGGAAACGCTTTACAACATAAGTGCTAGTCGGACACCACATGCCAGCATAAATAAGGCAGCGTGTATCATCCAACGTCGGCACCTGTTGAAGCACCTCGACATATTGCAGGCAGTCACGTGACAACTGTTCTAACTGCGCCTGCTGTCCTGCGTCGCTTCTCAAAAGCTCTTTCAGCATCGGCAACTCGCCGCTTGCCTTAATATCAATATATGTTCTGCCGACAAAGTCTTCACCACCGGGAATAGCTCTTAAAAGCTCATCAGCTCTATTGCCTTCCCAACATGAGCAGCCGATACTAGGATAATCATAAGTCGTAGATTTTACGACTGTGTCAAACGGGCCTTCTATACCTGTTTTGACAATTCCTTTTGCAATTTCTTTTGCCAATGTTCTATTCCAATTATCCATTACAATACTCCCTTCTATACGTTCCAAAATATTTTTCTTCTGCGGCTAACCTTGCTGCTCCAGCTTCTTTAAGGTTATAAAAAGTTCCAAGGTTTATTACTTTACCACTAACTCTGATGCAAGCTCGATAAACTTCTCTGCCTTGATAGTTAGGCTCGGTTCTTCTTGTTATGCCTTTATAACCATATTTGTTATTAGATGGCAAAGCAGTGTTCATTGAGTTTGTAGATTTATCGCAGGGACGCAAATTTATTCTACGATTATCTGTTCTATCCCCGTTAATGTGGTCAACCATTTTTACATTAGGCAGTACAGACTTGTGTAAGCGTCTAGTGATATTTGCACCATTTGCCCATTCTTTACGCTCAACATATCCTACTTTTGATACATACCATGTGTGTTCCTTTACAAGTTCTTCGTCTTCTGGGGAAATCAAAAACGTTCGTCCTTTAGAGTCAGTAACTTTTAAAGTTTCTGCATCAACCTTTTTAGTAATCATAATTTCACTCCTCGTTTTTTACCTTAATCATCTTTGTTTCAACATACTTGTTGCCAAGTTGCGCCAACATGAAAGATACGCACGCCATAGCAAAGGCTTCGTAATTGCCCCACGTTTTTACAAAAAACGCAAGGTAAAGAGAAATTACGCTGAACAAGACGAACGCCAGCACAGCGCATAGTCTACCGATACTAAGCGTATTCTCGTCCTTTTTTAGCATATTTAATAGCTTCTTCATTTCTTATCCTTTCTGATGCGGCTCATAGTTCGGCAAGTCGTTAAGCTGTTCCATTAAGCCGTTAATAACGCCATTTTCTCCGAGAGCTTCATAGCTTCTAAAGCATGCGTTGATGCTTTCTAAAGCGTAAATGGGAATCCACTTCTTATCGTCGCAGTAATGGTTGTACGCCTGGATAATTCTGTCCCTCAGCAACGCTTGTAAGCCTGCTTTTAGTGCGTCATTTTCTTTTTTCTTTGTATGATATAACGCAAAGATATAAGAGATAACAGCACCAGCAATAATATTTATTACAGTTTGTACAGTTGATTCAATCATAAAACACCTCATTCCTATTTATTTTGTTGCTGATATTTAAACTTTTAATACAACATTTTTAACTTCCGCTTTAGTTATAGCAGCTTCCACTTTTTCCTTAGCTTTTCTATAAGCTGTGTGGAGCTTGTCACTTCTCAACGCCACCTGTGCAATAATGCCACGCAGGTCAGATGCAGTTACTTTTACATCTTTATTATCTGCGGTTGTCCATGTTAGGGTGACGGAAGCACCTAAGACTTCAAGGGCAACAATAGCTGCACTAATGCGTTCCCTCGCTTTGCTATCATAGTCAAAAGAGTAACCGTGGTAGATAATAGGCTCAACCTCTGCTTTATCACGCTGATATTTAAGCTCTGTAATCTTACGTTGCTTAATTACTTCCAAAGGTTCTTCCTCATGCGTAACTGTTACACCTAATTCTGCTAAGGCTTCATCACCAATGAAGCGAGGAATAAAAATACCTCTCTGCCCTAAGGCTTCCGAAAGCTCATAAATGTTATTGTATTGTTTGTCTTTGTATTTATAGGTTGTATTCATGCGTTAGCCTCCTTTGCTTAATAATCTTCAACTATAGGTGTCATGTCATTTATTGCTTTACCCCATGAAAAAGTTACACCACTTGTAAGCCAACAATTAAAAAGCAATGTATAGGTTTTATTTGGGGTTACACCTACAATAGAATCAATATCTTGATGGGTTATGATTTCGTGGTCTGCAACTTCCGACACCCCTTCGCCCCATGTTTTATTATTCGCTTTATTTTTTATAGAAGCATCGTTATAGTCGTAATCTAAATCAACATTAGCTTCATCCACAGTAGCTGCTACCTTAATTCTTTTAACCCCTGGTGGAATAGTAAAAGCTATTGTTGTATTATTTAATTCCTTATAACTCCACGTCTTGCTACCATCTTCAACCTTTACTGCACCATTTTTCATCATCATTCTATTAAAGCTCATTTAATCACCACCTTTAACTAAAAGCACTAACTGATACACAAACATCTTTACATGTACCTTGCTCACCACTCCTCCAGCACAATGCATTCAAGAGCACTCCTGGTGCTTTAATGGAACAGTCAGATGCACTGCCAATATAGTGTACGTTAGGTACACCTGTAATAGTTAAACTATAATCATTAGAAGCTTGTATAATGCAGGTGTAAACAGCCATATAATCACCTTTGGGTAATGCCTCAAAGATATTGGATAAGTCAATGGTAGTGTTAGCTGATACAATCATATAACCACAATGGTTTGTTGGCGTAGTAGTATCCCATTGATAGGGCATATCCTCTCTAGCAGTACGAATACTCTGGAAAATTTGAGTACCCGAAAAGTTATTATCTTGATTAGTTTTAGCATAATTATCAAGAGATTGATGTTGCGTCAGATAGCCAGCATCGTTCTCCAAAGCAGATACTTTAGTAGGGATACTAGCATTAATAGTTTGAAAACCTTGTGTCATGTTGCTTTTTACAGTGTTAATAGCAGTATTAACAGCCTTGTTCTGAATAGGGTTCGTAGATGTATCAGACAGTTCAGCATCAACATCAATGCCACCATCAGCGCCCTTATCACCCCTAGGCAACGTAAAGTTAAACACAGCGTCATTAGCAGTACCAACATTAGTAACAATAGCCTCACTACCCGAAGCACCTGTTGTCACTGTACCGATTCTAATGGTAGCAGCAGCACCAGCAGCACCGGTATCACCTTTGTCACCCTTCTCGCCTTTGATGTTTACACTAGTAGGATTTTCAAGTTCTGCTTTATTCGTCCAGCTTAAGACACCATCAGCGGACACACTAGGCGTAAACACATTGACGTTCTCACTATAATTCTTAGCATTGTCCATGTAGGTTTTTGCATTGTCCTTGTAGGTCTTTGCTTCACCTGCGCTGTTACCTGCTACGCCTGCTGATTCGAAGGCACTATCTTCACTCTTTGCTGCCGCAGCTGCGCTTGCAGCGGCACTCTGTGCTTGTGCTTGAGTCTGCGCGTAAACACCTTGCGCCAATGGCAAAACCTTTGCCGGGTCTTCCGACAATTCAAGAGTTTTTCCGTCGTCGCTAATTCTAAAGCTCTTGCCGTTCTCCCACGGAATTGTAGTATCAATATCAGCGCTTGTACTTACACCGATTTTCAAACTTCTGCCGGTAGTATCTGTAAGCTGTTGCGCAATCATCGTCAGTTTATCGCCAATATCTTCAACCTGGTTAAAAGGATATTGGTCTGGCAAATCTGTTTCCTGCGTTACCGGCACTTCCCTATAAATCGTCAGTTTCCAACCTGTCGGCAACACCGGCGGCCGTTCACTCTCCGGCACTTCTGCGCCGACTGCATAACCTGGATAACGTACAACATTCTTTTCAACATCAACGTAATAATCTTTAGTCAGCAGCTTTTCTTTGCCGTCTGCGTCAGTCAATAAAACTTTTATGTCCGTCCGGTCTAAAATTTTAAACTGATACGCAAACTCTGTCGCGTTTCCGTTGCCGCTATATGTAATTCTGTTATCGACATGAGCAATCATAATAGCAACCCCTTTCGTTTATTCATAAAAAGAAAATGTCTATCTAAAAATTAGATAGACATTAAATGATTTACTTTCTTTAATTTTAGCACACAATTTTGCTAACTTTAGAAATGAGCATTTGTGAAATTCTTATGTACATTTTATAGCGATTGCGATATACTATAATGCAAAGAAAGGAGTGCTTTATATGCCTATACTTTTTATGCTTATCATGCTTGTACTAATTTGGTTTGGCTTTCACTTACTCGCTGCAATCATCCCGAGCGTAGCGCCGGGAGCAGCGTTTCTGTTTCACGATAACGGCATAGCCACATTCATTTTTTCTTTATCATTGTTTATGGGCTTTCCACTCGTGGTCTGCGTGCCTATCGCCATTATAGCAGGGTTCATCTTCGCTGAAACGTGGTACACAACTGTGCTGCAATATCTCACGCTTGAAGCAATGCTCGCCATTCTCTCTGTAATCGCGACGCTCGTTTTTGGCGCAGGCTCAGAAATAGCCGAATCAATATCACGCAAAAGAAAATAAACCAGCATATTCATTTTAGATCTGGCAGTTTTTACACTGCCAGATTTTTTTATTTTACTACTTCTTTACCATAAGCTACTGCTCGTGTTTACGTTCGGAACGCGGGCGACGCTTAATCAAGTCTTGCAGTTCAAAGTCCATATTATCCTCAGCAATATCTAGGCTATTGAATAGGATATTGACGATACCAGCAGGAACGCCGCGCCATGCGCCAAAAACATACGCCGCCTGCTCTGCTAGTTCACCCGGACCTTCTTCGCCTCGGGCAACTTTGCCTGCACGTCTTATAACTGTAAAGCCTTTGTCCATCAAGCCTTGCACCGCTGTCAATCTGTAGCCGTAGTTTCTCATACCTAGCAAGGTTTGCACGCCAACATTCGCCGCTTGCACAACGGGGCCGCCCATAGACAACGGGTAGTTGATAAGCTCTTTTGACAATTTGCGATAACCGTCCTCGTCTTTCTCAAAAGGAGCGGTTAAGGAAAGCTCTGCTATAGCCACGTTCAGGAAGCACACGCTGAGAAATTTGGCACCAACAAAAGCAATCAGCCGTTCAGCCATTTCTTTTTTTTCACCGCTATTCCATAACCTTTTAGCAATATGAGCTTCTCTGTCCCATTGGTTAAACTGCGTATTGAAGAATCCCTGGAACATCGTAAACACTCTGAATAAGCCGCTGCTACGTTGCAGGCTTGATACATCGTGAATACGGCTGCTGCCTAACGTGCGGCGAATAACAGTATTCGCAAAGTCTAGTGCTTCCTGCTCTGTCTTGCCTTCGTTGATTTTCTTCATGTATGCTTCTGCAAATACCGGCTTTGCAGTCATCATGTCAGTGTAGCCTAAAAGCAATGCGCCATATTTCAGCGTCTTTTTCTCAATCGGGTCAAGGTCAGAACGCTTCTGAATATCCCTTAACGTAATGTCTGGCGCTTGCGAACGCTCACGCATAAAAGCGCTTTTTGCACAAATAGCGTCTACTTCTGCTCTGCCTTCACCTGTAAAGCCGCGAAGTAAAGCTCTGAAAGCGTCGGCATGAGTAAAGCCTTCTGTGCTATTACCATAAAGAAATATGTTAGTAGTGTTCTGCATTGCCGCTTTAAAGTTAAACATAATAGCCATATTTATTGTGGCATTACGTAAAGCGTTGGCAATCTTTGTAAATGTCTTTTCTGCCATGTACGCTGTCTTATTGCCGTATGGGTTAGCGCAAGCCTGCAAAAACTCTCTAAAAAGTCTTACGTTGGTATCGCCTAAACGCTCAACCATGTTGCGGTAAATATCCTCATCGTTCAGTATCTTTCTGAAATCAAGCATTGTTTCACGATAACAAATATCGTGAATAGTGCTTTTTACCGCCGTAACCTCACTGCCGCGCGATAAGTCGACGGGATATTTGCCGCCAGTACGTGACTTACTGGACCCGGTATTAGTAGTCAAAGTCCGTTGTGGCGGTCTGTTGCCTTCTTCGGTGCTGTCGATTCTGTCAAATTTTCCGGGCATACTGCCGGTGCGTGTATCACGTTCCAACGGGAAGTAGCCACCGTCAAATACTACGCTTTCGCCGCTTGCAAGCTTCAGCACCAGCGGTGACGCTTCAATCTTCGGCGGCTCAAAGCCTTTTGTCTTGCGATTGACTTCTGCCAGCATAGGCCAGAATTTACTTGCTGCATTGATACGTGCCTGCGCATAGGCAATATCTTCTTTAGTCAGATGCTTACACAAAAACTCTATAAGGTTTTGTTTGGTTTGCAGCATTGCTTCTTCTCTGCCTATAAGCTCCGATTCTTCCACCCATATATCAGAATTCTTTACGCCTACCGGTTTTTGTGAACAAAGTCTTGCAGCATTACTATCACTGCCCAGATTGCACAGCATAGCAATCAAAGCATGCTTATCTGCGCTGCCGCCAAGCTCTTCGTAATAAATTCTCTGATTGTGTGCAATACCTGTTTTCTTATCTGGCTCCCATTTCTGCAAAGCATCTATAAGCTCGTTCTGATAGCTTTCAAGCATTTCACTTTCCATATCTGCGCAATGGTTAATTTTGTTGTAAAACTCCCTAGTAAAATAACCTTCTTCCGTCCAATTATCCATCATCAAGAAGAAGTTATCAGCATTACGTAGTGTAGCTATGATATTTTTAGGCCAGTCAATAATTCGCTTACGCAGGCTCTTTTTACTGTCGCTACCAATCTCCGCCTCATACTCTACCGGCAATTCTTGCAGGTGCGCTATCGTATCAGCCTTAACCTGTTCAAAGGCTTCACCGGCGGCGATTTTGTTCATCTGCGTATCCTGCTTTGCAATAGCACGAATGTTTTTCAGCGCGTCGATAACGTCCATATAGTTCGCAAGGCTAAGTTGCGGCGCGTTGGTCAAATCGTTATTCGGGTTCAAAACAAAGTCCGGCATAGAAATAATTTCGTCACCGTACTTTGCCTGCATCTCTGCAATGTAATCGCTAAGCGGCTGCACTTCTCTGCCGTTGGTGTTAAAGTCCTTGCGGTGATAGCCCATACGCTCCAGCAATGCGCACATTTGGAAAAAGTGCTGCTCTGTTCCCCATACTTCTTTCTTACTGTGCATCTGCTTTCTGACGTACTTTCTTGCGCTTTCAATCTGATGTTTGGCCTTGACTGCTTCACGATACAAAGCGTGGTTAATCATCTGCTGTTGCTTATACATAGCCGCTTCTTCCAAAAGGCCAGCTTTCGCAGCCTTGTTTGCGTTAGCCGCCGCTCTGCGTTCTGCCATAGCAAATCTTCTCGGCTTCATAACTTCACCTGCGGACAAAGTTTGGATATAGCGTTTAGCAAAATTATCTGCATTCTGCTTACGTACCTTGGCTATATTGGCACGTTCTTTTTGTTTAATATCCTTGTCGCTTATCTCGTTAAGTGCCTCATCAATAAGCTGTTGTTCAAGTGCAACTACTTCGCCGCTTTCGTCATTGTAGAGTGCTTCCCTTGCCGCTTCTCTTGCCTGTTCACGCTCCTGCATGAAGTCGGGGAATCTGCGGTTTACGGCCTTGTCAATCTCTTGACGTACCATAGCTCTTTCGCTCGGTGAAGTCAAAATATCCTGCGCCATAGCATCGCCACTGTCATAACCCAAACTGTCAGCCACCCAGTCAAACAGTTCTCTCTGCTCGTTAGACAAGGCACGCTTTTTGCTCATCTCCACAAGGTCGACTTTATCCGGATTAGTTTCAAGCTCATGCTTCAAGGCTTTAAGCTCGTTAAGCTCTGTAAGCTGCTCGCCATCAACCAAAGTTTCGGCAATCTCTTTCAAGCCTTCCTCGGTCTTTAGTTTTGCCTTGTCACCGCCATTACGGATATAGTTCCTTGCCCAGTTGTCTTGTACATCGCTGCCCTCATTCTCGTTGACGGTATAACCTTCGACAATCTCCCTGGCCATTTCGTAACCGCTGGCATAACCGTTTTCCTCTGCTATCTGATCAAAGAGTTCTTTCTGCTCCTGCGATAATTGGTTGCGCTTGCTTTCTTTTACCAGGTCGACACCTTCGGGGTCTGCTTCAAGTCTATGCTTCAACGCTTGCAGTCTGTCCAGCTCATCGACAATATGTTTAAAGTCTGCCTTAATTTCGGCATCGCCATAATCTAAACCGGTGCTACGCAAATCGTAGTAGTCTGCTATATCTTCGCCCCTTGCAATCTTTTCGGCAATTCTTCTGCGTCCTTTTTTGCTGGTCAAGTCGCTTATTTTGCCGCCGTAATCGTGAACGTATCTTGACACCCAGTTAACATTACGAATACTGTCGCCTGCTTCATGGAATACAAGGCCTTCAATATCCGCTTGCTCTAAAGCTCGCTTAGTCCAATGACGTTTTCCGTCCTTGCCTATCTCACCAAAATCAACCAAGACTGCGCTTTGGTCCGGTATGCCTGCAAAGTCATTTGCATACTTGCCTTCTGTTCTATTGGTTGCGGCAAAGTAGCCCCACTTACCATTGATGAAAAACGCACGCTCACTCTTGACTGTATCTTGATATTCCGCAAGCTCGCTTTCTATTCTGTCAGCAATAGGATTTAAAATATCATCAATAGTTCTGTTTGTGTCTTTTAATAATTCGTTATAGTTTATGCGCTCATTGCCATAAATGTATTTTCTTGCAAGCCTACGCGGATTAGCTTCGATTGTTTCCCATTCGTTGATTTTCTGCCTAAAGTTAGCATGAGCCATGCCGTGCTCATCAACAACGAATGTAGGATTGGTGACAGTTTTTTGCCTTGCCTTGCTGAACATAGCAATCAGCATATCTTCAGCGTTTGCAACACGCTCTTTAGAAAGTGTGCCATATGCGTCGACTTCTGCTTGAAGATACTCAACTATCGGATTAAGTATATCGTCAATGCTGGCGTTGGTATCGTTCAGCATATCATTATAGTTTGGCAGTACGTTTCCTAAAACGTGCCTGTATTTTCTCGCAATAATCGCGGGATTAGCAAGTTTTGATTCTTGCCCAAATTCCTGCCCGACTTGCACTCTTGCACGATTGACAAGTTCTTGCGCTACTGCCTGCTCAATCTGCGGCCGTATTTCTTCGACGAACGCTGCCTTTTCAGCTCTGCGCTTTGCACTGAAATCAGCCATTGCTTGCCTTGTCAGAATATCCACGGCCTTATCTTTAGCCTTTAAGATTTTATCCTGCAAGGTCTTTTTATTTTGTTCGGATAGCGTGGATGTGATATTGTCGGGTAAAGCACCAAACATACCTTCCATGCGTGCCATAACTTCAATCTCTTCACGGCAAGCCAGCATCCTGTCAAACACTTGCCGCACTTCCGGTGTCAGCTCTGCCGCATTGTCGCTTCTTGCTATCTTGCTATAAATAGCTGATAACCAATTAGCGAATCTCTGGAACGCTCCACGCAGGCCAACACTAGGTGCTTTGCCTTCCATGATGTAGGTTTCAAATGCTTCTGCCAGCTTTTCATGCCCGGCTCTCTTTGCTTCAATGTCACCGCTTGCCCATGTTTCAGCATCAATGCCTGCATACTCCATGAGTTTTTTTGCATCAGCATTTAGTCTTGCATTGCTGGGGTCTGCAAGTGCTTCGTTAATCATAGTTTCTGCAAAGTAGTGTCCTGTTTCATGGATAACTGTGCTTGCGTCTGCACCTTTGAAAAGTGTAATAATATAAGAACCATCTTCCGCTGGGGAAAACATGCCTTTATCTTTCAGTGTACCATTGACAATTTTTTGTTGCTTGTAATTATCTGCTTTTTGTGATACACTATCAGCAAAAGAGGACGTTTTGTTTGAGATACTGGGCTGAGCCTTGAATTGCTCGGAACCCGAGGGCTTGAACGCGTCCTCTATTTTTTTATACTCACTTTCGTTAAAAACATTATGATTATAATATGATAATGATTTATCATTATGTTCTCTTACTGTAACAACTACATAACGTTTTTCACCATTAACATTCAGTGCAGAATGAATATAATAAAAATTCTCGTCTGAATGTTTTTCTTTTTGCGGCGCAGATTCTGTAACGAAATTACCATTCTCCATAATTTCACGCAAATAGCGCAATGCAAAAAGTTTTTCTTTTTTAGCGGAAGTGTGTTCCATTTTCTTTCTGCCACTTGTGCCAAATTTAATATTATTTTCTTGATACCCTTTATCTATTCTAATATCACCCAATACACCATTATGAACGCTCGTGCCTTGCAAGTTGTCCCTATACCATGCAAAAGCCTTTTTCTGCAAGCTCTTCAAATCTGAATAGTGTCCCATCTCATTTCCGGTAATATTAGTAGTATAGAATTGCTCTTTTTTAAGCACTCCTCCCTTGCTAAACCAGCCATTCTTTTGTTTAGCTTTGCCGCCATCTTCAAAGCGCAGCTTATTCTTTTGCAGCCATGCAGCAGGATTTTCGGGGTCTGCAATAAGTGCGCGGCTCTCCAGCACTAAGCGCAAATTGCCGGCATGAGATTTATTCATACCTGCTTTAGTAGCGCTGCCAACAATAGCGTCAAGTTCTGTGTCAAGCTCCGCGCTTGCCTGCCTGGTTAAGTTATAGCCTTCTCGCAGTTCTTTGCGTGTCTTTGCGCCGCCGTCCGACAATTCGCCGTTGCTGTCAAAGTACATATTGTCTTCCGTAGATTCAAACAGCGCATTATCTTTAGCCATTGCCGCCGTAAACTTGCCACGGCTAATATCAACATCCTGTCCAAGCTCCGCAGCCGTTGCCACTTCTTCTTCGGTGATTCCCAATTCCTCAAAAAGCTTGTTGTTGCTGCTAGTCTGCTTGTAGCCTTCCAAGTCCTGTGCAGATACTGTTACTGTATCGTCCTCGAAGTTAGGATTATTCGCTTCGATTGTAGCCGCCGCACGTTCCGGGTTAATGCCTGTTTCTTTGATTCGTTCAGCATCCGCTACTAGCTTTGCCTTGCGTTCTTCGTTAGCTTTCAATGCGAAGTGTTCAATAACGCTGTCAACAGTAACCTTTGCACCGCTTGCAGTACCACCAAGGATAGTACCGATAAGGCCACTATATCCCGCTTCCTTCAAGTTCTGCTGCCAATTCTCGCCCCACTTCTCCGCAAGTTTGGCAGTGCTTGCGCCGGGGTTCTTTGCCCATAAGTCCGTAGCCTGTTCCGGGAATTCCTGTAATGCTTCAGTAACGCCTTCTTCAAGGCCACGTTTGGTAACTTCCCATATCTTAGCTTTCAGTCCGCTGCCGGCAGGCATCTTTTTAAGCAGCCGGCCAAGCGGCAGTTCCTCTAATACCGCCTGCGGGATTGCGTTCATCAAGCCTGCCTCTGCTGCTCTGCTTGCGTTTACGCCCTCTTTGCGCAGTCGCAGGTATTGTTCGCCGCTGATGTTTGCACCATTGTAAAGCATACTGATAGCGTGTACAGTTTTTGCACCTGCACCGGCAGCACCTACACCTTTAGTCAGTGCAAGCTGTACTAAAAGCTGAATAGCGTTTTCGGCCAAATCATAACCAAGTTGCCCAGCCGCCGTATCAGCCTTAACTTCTTCGCGCTTCAAAATCTCATCGGTGACATAGCCTAAAGCCTTGCTGATGTTCTCTGATTGGTCATACTCTTTAACAACATTCTTGTCACCCTTATGAGCTTCAATATTAGCGTCAATCGCCGCTTTAGCAGCACCGAATAAGCCACGCACAGAACCTTTAAGGCCGTTCATTACGGCAGTGCCTATGCCCGGCTTATCGTCGGTGATGATGCTGCTAGTATCAATCGTCGGTGAGCTATTGCTCTTTACTGCCTGCGAAAACTTATTATATTCATCGTCGCTCATTTTTTGCAGGTCATAATAGCCTAGAGTTTCAACAGGTGACAAGCCGCTGTCAATATCAGCAATAAAGCCATAATTAGCATATTCCTTTTTTGCTTTTAATCTGCGGTCGAATTCGTCTAAAGGTTCATTAGCCATTTAGTAATCTCCTTTCAGTAACTTTGCAAGATATGCGCCGTTTATTTTGCCCGATGTGCCATCCAGCCATTTAACATCGTACCAATCATCCCCGGTTTTATTTACGCTTGCGATACCACGTGCAATTAAATCTGCGTCACTTGCTTTTATATCTTCTGTACTGTCAAACCAGAATGAATGTTTTTCAGTAACATAGCTGCCGTAAACCTTAGTTGTTACGCAGTTTCTCAAAGCCTCCAGCAGTTCCGTTTCGCCCGGATTCATGCCGTGATTTTTTGCGCGATAAGCGCGCACCCATTGCCGTCCGTAGTTTTGGATTTTTTTCTTATACAGTGCATCGGCATTTTTGCCTGCGACTTGTTGTACAAGGCCTTCCATATCAAAAGCAAATTCGCCTGTACCACTATACCAATCTTTGTATATTTTTTCTAACTTCCCGCGCTGTTCAGACGATGCACCTTTGTTAGCAGCGTATGCTAAAAATTGGTCGATGCTTGCAAACTTGCCTTCTTGCAGCATATCTTCCAATACACCTATTGCATCGTCATCAAGTTTTCCGTTACTGCTTCCACTACCGCTACCACTACTTCCGCTTCTGCCTTGCGGTCCGTATATTGCCTCCACCGCATTACGGTATGTTACGTACTTGTCGGGGTCACTGCCTGCCTGGTTGACAGCCCAGCTCATAGCGGCATCGTAGCTTGTGCCGTTACCAAACATAGCAAATATCTCACTTTTTATTCCTTCAAAAAGTTTGTTTTTCTTATAAGTTTCTATTCTGTCATGGTCTGCCTTAATAATGCGGTACTGCTTCATAATGCGGTCTTGCCCGTCTAGGCTTATATGTTTGTGTGCTACTGTGCCGCCTTTATAGTCCGTAAAGTCCAAATCAAGGTGCCCGCCCGTAGAGTTTGGCGATGGATTAGAATATTCGTCCAATACCTTGATTCCTTTGCTTTGCATATAAGAAATAAATTTCTTGCGGTTGTCGGCGTTCTCTAGCCAGTCAGCTGCAACATCAAGTTTGACACCTGCGCCGTGGCTGTGCTCACCGGCAGCGTGAATATCTGTACTATCCGTGCCGCTAGTGACAATAAGCTGTGCGCCGCTCAATGTGTTAAATTCTTTCGCAATATCAGAAAGGCCGATGGTTACTTGCTGCTTTACGCCATCAAGGGAAACACCGCTGTTCCTTACCCATGTAGTGCCTTCTGCCTGCGTTTCGACTTTGCCGCCTTCTGGTGAAAAAGCGTCCATGTTTTCAACCTCTTTGCGCACTGCTTCTTCATCGTCGCCATATTTAGCATACAAATCTTTAGCAGTATTTCTTTCAAAAGCGCTGCTTTCTTTATCGTATGCCACCTTCTCAAAAGCAGCTCGCTGATTGGCAGTCAGATAACTACCGTACTTATCCATGATGTTACGCATAGTGCCATAATCTTCGTTGGTGATGCTTGCACCGACGGCACTTGCTACCACCTGCCCAATGTTGGCTCTGCTCTTAGATTCGATAAACTCTGCGCCACGCTTGCCATATATAGCACTTGTCAGCAACTGTGTACGAATAATTTCATCTTGCAGCGCCTGCGGGTTGTTCCAGTTCTTCTGTACAAACTCGCAGGAGTTCTGAATATTATTGTCATAGCGCAAATCAGTGACTGCTTCTTTTTGCTTCTGCTCGTATTGGTCGACAGTCTGGAAGCCTTGCTGTGCGCTCTGATACATTAAATGGTCTAATGCAAGCTGGTTCTTTTGGCTGTGCAATTTGGTATTACTTAATACATCCTGCCTTGCTTTATTTATCTGCTCTGTGTAGCTTGCGCCTGCACCGGCAGTGCCTTCTAACTTTGTATTCATAAGGCCGCTTTCATCGTTGTACATGATGTTATAACGGCTCTTATTAAATATATCCATAGCATTAAGAATGGACTGTTTGTCCTCATCTTCCTGCTGTGCTTCTACTGCTACCGCCCATTTGTTGGCGGCACCGGCAATAGCGGCAAGTCCTTTGCCGCCGCTGCCATAAGCGTTAAGGTCACTCGATACCTTGACAGTCGCACCGCCACCGGTACCTAAATTGACGCTGCCTTGATAACCTGCAATCTTCATACTGCACCTCCCTTACCAGTTCCATTTAGTAAAGCCTGTATTATCCATGAACGGGTTATTCTTCTTTGCCTGGTTGTAAAGATTGAAGCCGTTCATATTGCTAGCAGGAAGATTAAAATCACTGTTAGCATCGTACCATTCATCACCGCTTACTGTAGTTGTTCCCTTGCTGCCGCCAATCATGCCTTTAGAGTAAGCGTTCGCCGCCGCACCTACAAGTGTACTAAACATCTGCATTTTGCCGTTGGCTTTAGCGTTCTTTGCCGCCGCGTTATATGCGCTTGCCTGGTTGCGGTAATTGACTTCGTTTACATAAGTGCTCCACGCATCATTGCGCTGATTCTGCAACAGATTTATGCTGTCTTTTCTGTAAGCGTCCTCACTGCTTGAAAGAATATCGCTGACACTGCCGCTGTCGGTTAGGCCGCTGCTGCCTGCCGCCGCCAGCGCCTGTCCCCTTGCAAGCCTCATTCTATCGTTGAGCTGGCTCTGCTTCTGCGCATATGCTTCTGCCTGTTGCTCACGTTGGCGGCTCATAATAGCCGCATTCTGCTGCGCAGCCTGCGCCTGCGCTTTATATGCCTGCTCCTGCTGTTTGGCCTGCTGATGCTGGCCGCTTAACTGCATAACAGTTTGCAGGCCCATTAAGATTCCAAGTGTACCCATTACGCTCACTCCCCTCTATATGGAATATAAAACTGATAAAATTTCTTGCCGTCCCAACCTGTTTTAGGCTCTACCAAAAATACCGCTCCCAAGTGTCTTAAATAGTTAATGCTAGTGCGGTTCTTCTCGTAGACGATATTGTGCAGCAGTCCATGCTTGCGTACCCATTCATTCAGCACCCTTTTAGCCTCCTTGAAAAGCAGGCTCTTTGTGTACCCGTTATAAAGTTCGTTCGTGCCTACCATCCAAATACCGCGGCCAGGCGCGCCCCATTCCATAGCACCTTTGCCGAATATCGCAAGCAGTTTTCCATCCTCACCACGGTACACCCTTGTTTCTTCGTCAAGTTTGATACTGCCAATGAGTACAAATACCGGGTCACTGCTTGCTTCCAAATCTTCCTTATCGTGCGGCCGTATATCTTGCATAAGTTCTTCAATCAACGGCACGACATTTTCTTTTGATTTATTATCAAGGATTTCAACAGTCCACTTCTTAGCCACCAAAAGACACCTCCCGCACTACCGCCAGCAAGTTAAAAGGATACGGCTCATCCGTAACGATAATCACTCTGCCTTCGTTGTTAAAGCCGCCAATAGGCAAAGTCATATGCTTGTCGCCGGTAAATAATTTAATATCGCTCACTGCGTTCTGCTCATCAAAATTCATCAAGTCCATAGTATTTATATCTGGACCGACCATACCGCCAAGAGAATTACTTAAACGCAGGATGCAATTACTAATCTGCTTTTTGCGTCCTTGCATAGTGCCGTCACCTGTCTTAATTTCGACGTTTGGCAGTTCCACGATACTTCTATAGGGCAAGCCGATAAAAGCGTGTTGTACGGCCGCTGGAAGCGTCACAGTGCCGTCTTGACTTACAGTCAGTCCGCTATACATTCTTCCGTCACCGATAACAGTAACTTTTTCGCCTGCCAGCTCTGCTGCATCAATCTCTGTTTCCCCGCTGCTCTTTTCAACAGTTCTATACTCAATAGCATTATCAAGCATAATATAATCATCGGGGTTAGTGCTCTTTGCAGGATTCTTTGCCAGATACTCGATGTTGCGTACTATTGCGCCGTTTATCTCTCGCTGTACTACAAGATAAATAATATCTTCATCGCCTTCCTGCACTGCTGCCACAGCTTCAATCTTGCCTTGTGTTTCTATCGTCGACCAGGCATATACCTTTTGTTCCATGATGTAGGATAAGCAAGCCATAGTTCCGTCACTTCTCACAAAGTATATAGTGCTGTCGGGTTCCTGCTTATATGCGCTGTCGACAATCTGTACATTCTCTATGATATGCTTTGCCAGCAATGTTAAGTCATTGCCGCCGTAGCTGTCTGTTTCATAGCTATATGCCATATCCCTTACAGTGCTGCCGCGGCCTTGTACAAATACGATTCTGCCGCCAATCATCAGCGGTTCAACATTACTGCATCCGCGTGTAGTCTGCATTTTGGGAACGGCTTTAGATGGGGTTACAGTATCGCTGCCGCTTACTGTCCATTCGTTACCCGCAGTCAAGACGATTAAGTCAGTGCTTGCAATCAAGTGTAAAATCTTAAACTGCTTGCGGCTTACAAACGCAAGTGCTACTGCACTATCATCGGTAACAGTGCCGCTGGCTTTCTCTACACTGAAATTGCCGTAGTCACCTGTCCTACTCATCCACACCATATAAGGCTGCTTCTTCGTGCCGCCAAAACATAATCTGTCTTGGAAAAAGCACAGTGTTTGCGGGTATCCGAATTCTTCACTCCATGCGCCGAAATAATAGTTTTCTGTTGCTTCCGTGGTTGCGAATTCTGTTGACGTAATAGCTTTTACTTTTTTCGCATTAACGTATTCCGTGATTTTCGCAATTCCTTCTGCATCGTAAGCCATAGCAGTTAAGTTTACTTTCGCCGTGCCGCTAGTGACATTGCAGACTATGCGCAAATAAACGGGTTCAGTAACGCTGCCGCTTTCTGACGGATTGTAATCATCTTTAGATGTATATTTACGATACGTTTTCCATCCTTCGCTATTCATATCTTTCTTTTGAATTTCAAAACTTCCCGTCCAAGTGCCGTGTGATATTACCTTCCAAATTTCACCTACACGCACTTGTCCGCTTGTACCATTGCTGACATTAACTTCAACCGTAGCGACTTCTTGCTTTAATTTAATGCTAGTACCTACGCTACTATCCGAAAAAGTATTCTGAGTCGCCGTCAGCGTCACTTCACCAGAAGTAGCGCTAGGAGTAATCTTGTTTGTTCCGTCATAGGAAATAATAATCCATCCATCGCCGCCTTTAGTGCCATTCTGGCTCGTTGAATAGCTAAATCCCTTAATACCGCCTATACCGCCGTTGCCGTAGCTTGTGCCATCCGTGCCGTTCCTTGCGCCATGCGCCTCACTATATGCAGCACCGCCACCTTCGCCGCCTTGACATGATACATCAAAAGCAGTACTTGTTCCGCCCTTGCTGCCCGGTTCGCCCCAGCCAGCACCATAATGACACGCGCTTCCTGCTCCGCCTTCACCTACGACAATAGTGTATACCTTGTCTTTGGTTAATACTTTTTTAAAAGTGATGTCAGCACCGCTCCCGCCGTATGCGCCTGCGCTTTGTTTGTCACTTGCTTTTCTACTAACACCACTGCCACCGCCGCCAGCACCGGCAACAGTGATCGTATACGTGCCTGTTTTGGGGACCGTATAACTATACGTGCCTGCCGTCATATAGCTTGTTCCTTTGATAGTATTTGTTGCTAACGATTCATCAAAATACATATCAGTAATTGTAAAATCAGTAAAGCGCCAGTCGGTGTCTGAATACCTTGCAAACTGTTTCACGGGATATTTGCCGCTGGCGATAAATATAGTATCTGCGCTTTGAACAAATCTCAAATCTTGCAGCATGTCTGCCGTGTACGGTGTCATAACTTCTATGTTTATATAAAGTCCGTTCTTATGCACTCTTATGTATTTCTCACCAATCTCTAAAAGATAGTCGGTGTTATCTGCGCCGTTGAACGGCACCAGGATACACGCTTTATCGCTATATTTTGTTCGTGCCATATACTTCATTCCCGGTCTGCGATAAATAGGACCGTGCGGCTTGATAAGGCAGTTATAGGCTTGCAGTACCGCAAGCTGGTACTTATCTAAATCGACGCGGTTTGCAACTTCGGCGCTGATTTCGCCGCCGGTAAACGCAGGCTGCAATAAATAATAAGGTGTCAACCCACTAGCCATAATTACGCCCTCCCGTCAAAGTATTTACTCGGGTAGTCCGGCAATTCTTTCTTTTCGCTTGCCGTGGTATACTTCGCTTTCTGCAGCGCCGCCATCGCAAGCTGATACTGCGTCTGCTGCAAGCCGCTGTTGCCGGTCAGCTGCACGCAGATATTAAACGCCAACATGTGAGTAAACGCGCTCAAAAAATCACTTGAAAACATTTCCACGTCGTCAACATCATAGGTATATTCAAGCCACGCAGCAGGAATATTGCAGCCTATACCAAGCACGTTGTCACTTGCCATATATAAGTCCCACTCTTCCTGCTGCTGTTCGCCTGCCCTTATCATTGCGCCGGTGTCAGCGTCAAATATCTTGCGCACAGCAAGGCACTTTTCGGGGTAGGCGTAAACGTGGGACCAGTACGGAGATTCGATACTAAGTTCTGCAAGCTTGCTCACGCGCTTTGCAAATCCCCAAGTGTAGCTTCTTAATAACTCTTTGCGGGTAGGCTCATAAAACAGTTTGCACTGTCTGGCCAACTCCGACTGCTCATCTATATTGCTTATACGCCCTTTGGCGATATGAGCCAGTGCCATATTACATACATCGGTAATGTTAAGCATTTTAACTATTCCTCCTTGATTATTAAAAAAAGGAAGAGCTTTCGCCCTCCCCTTAAAGTACTAAATCAGCCCGGCCAGTTCGGAACAGTTTCAGTCAAGCCAGCAGTCAGTTTGCCGCCGCTTGCGCCGGTAACAGTCAGTCTGGAAAAAGCCTTCATGCCATACGGCAGTTTTGCCGCAACCAAGACACCCTTCTTGCTGGCAGCAAGGGTATAAGTCGCAACAACGGTTTTAGTGCCGAAGCTTTCGCTGTCGGAAGTTTCCAGCGCCGCAGTGATAGTGCCGCTAGTAGCTAAGGCGGTCGGCGCAGTGATAACAAGAAACAACGGGTCGACCGCATCACCGCCGCCAACGTTCGCAATTACATTGCTGGTCAAGGAATTGTCCATGTACATATTTTGCTGGTCAAAAATCATTGTTATTCACTCCTTCCGGTTATTGTACTGCCGCTTCGGTTTCGCTTTGGCAGTCAAGTTTCTTAATCTGAATACCTGCAAGGTACAGTTTAGGCGGTGCGTCCATGAAGTCTTGACGGGTAACATGAACATTGTTTTTGTTGTTCAGATAGCACTCCAGCCAAGAGTATACGCCGTCAGATACATACGCAACCGGCGCTTTCGGGTCTTGCAGACGGTTCTTTGCGAAGATGAATTTATTCATCAGCTCACGTTGCGCACTGTCAGTCAAAGAGTTAAGCTTTTGGACATCAATGTTGCACACGCGCACAATAGAACGAACATTTTGTACCGCTAAGCCGCACTTCCAAGAGTACAAGGTCTGCAATGCACGGAACGGCTTGTTGTTCTCGTCGTACACATCACTTTCGCCCAAGTCCTCAGTCTTCAAGCCTGCCTGGGTGCCTTTAGGATATACACCCATTACACGGCGGTCGCCCCAGTCTACGAAGTAGATAGAAGCATTAGTGTTAGTGCCAGGAGTACCAGCGGAAATCACCTGGTGTCCTGGAGTGCCTTTGCCGCCGTCGGTCAAAGTATTGTAGCGAATTGCAATACCATTGAAAGTGTCCGGGTCTTCATCTAAGTTGCCGTACAAGAATTGACGTGCGACGTATTGGCCCATGCCTTCTACGTGTGCATCATCCTCTGCCATACGGAAAGCCTGCGGATTCGGTTTACCGGAAAGCAATTCAACGTCCACGCAGGAACGGTCCTCCAAGTGCATACATACATCAATGCGCTGTTTTACAGTGCCTTTAGTCGGAGAAGTACCGCGGTTAATACGACGGATAGACGGAGAAGGCAGGCTGGCACGAATAGTAGTTTTAGTACCAATCGGCAAATCGCCTTCCATCCACCGAATATCTTCCATAATAGGATTGGATTCGTTAAGCACTTCCATAACGCGGTCAATAGCGCCTTGCGGAGTTAAATACTTTCGTAAGTCACTCATAGTTTGGGAGTAACCAATAGTAGCCATAGTTTCATCATCCTTCCTGTTTTTCAATTAAAAGTTAATAAATTATTTGTACCTGCTCCAGTCGGTTTTCGGGTACATGTTTGCTGCAATGCCTTGCGCAGCGTTTAAGCCTTGTGCGCCGTTTTGTGCAGCCAAGCCGGGGTCCTCGCCAAGCAGTTCGCCAAGTTTCGCAAATGCTCTCACGATAGCAATTTGATTGCCTGCGCCAGTAATTTCTAACGCTTCACGCACGTTCAAGCCCGGATACATTGCCTCCAATTTACGGCAGGCAGTATCGCAAAGGCCCTGTACTTTGCCCAAGTCTGCGCCCAGTGCCGTTTTAGCTTCGTCACCCCATTTAGCAATTTCTTGCGCACGGAGCTGTTCTACACCTTGCACTACACGGCTTGCATACTCTGTGCCGTACTTTGCAAGTGCTCTTGCCTGGTCATTGCTAAGGTTCATTCCCTTAATGACATCCACAAAGCGTCCTTGCTCATCATCACTAAGCTCATAGCCTTCCGGCATTTCTACTCCTGCAAAGTCATAATTCACTGTGCCGGGCTGCTGTTGTGCGCCTTGCCCATTACTTCCGTTCCCTGCAATAGTGCCGGAAGCACTTGTATTATTAGTTGCATTAGTAGTCGGTTCTGTTTGCTGCTGTTGCGCTGCGGTATCGGGTTGCTGCTGTGCGCCTTCGCCGTTTACAACTGTGTTTTCGCCGTTCTCGCCCATTAGTTATTCCTCCTTGTTGTTATCTACATATTCCACTGCCAGCTCTTGTAGCTTTAGTTGGAATTCTGCATACTCCATTTCAGCCTGCTGCTTTAGCTCTATGCCTTGCAGCCCAAGTGCTAAAATGCTTTTGATAATGCCTAAGCCTACGTCGCGGCGGCCTTCGTTATAGAAAGTCTTGCTGTTGCCGGTAAAGCACATAGAGTTTACTTTGGTCACATCAAGCATACGCATCAAGAACCAGCGTCCGCTTTCACTCCCCAGCAGGTCAAGTAGGGCCTCTTTATCCCTTCTTGCCTGCTCTCTTACCATGTACTCTGTCAGCAGTGCTTGCTTTCTATCCTCGCCGGTATTGGATTTATATTTAAACTGCTCGCTCATTATTCCCAACCTCCCGGCACGCCTAGCCAGCTTGTAATAGCCGGATTGGAATCATTCGCCGCCGCAGTAAGATTTTTGGCCGCCTCTGCCGCAGGAGCCGCAGCCTGTGCCATTGCCAAGCCTTCCTGCATTTCCTGCTGCCGTTGCATTTCCTGCTGCTCTTGTTTGAGCATTTCTTGTACTTCTTCATCACTGCGCAATGCCATCGCAGGCACGCCAAGCATTTCAAAGTATTTTGTAATAGCACCCAACGGGTTAATCTTCTTCGTAACTTCTGGCCATACTTGCGCCATCTGTCCGGTTTGTGCTATCGCCTGTTCGATATTCACAAGTCCGCTCATCTTCTGCGCCTGCGCCAAAGGTGAAATATAGTCCACTTCTACATCCTCTTCACTCAAAATGTCTTGTAGTTCTTCCGGTACCGGTGGGAATCCACCGCTTCTGTCGATGATGTTATATACACGTTGAAGAATCAGTGTTAAGAATTCATCCTGCAATCGCTCAACCACCGGGCCTAGCTGTTGCAGTTTTTCCTGCGTTCTCTCCATAACCTCTCTAGCAGTCATGCGGCTATTATCAAGGTTATCTAACATCAAGAACAAATCAGCACTGTATGCTCTCTTTATAGCATCCTCAACGCGAATAATTTCTTCCTGCGCGTCCTTCAAGTCAAGGTCAACCGCGAACAAAGGCTTAACCATATCTTGCGTCTGGTCATCTACGGCTGTTAGACCGCCAGGCATCAAGTTAATACCGCCGTTATTCATAAGGCTTGGACTGCCTTGCATCGGCGGCTTTATCTTTAACTCTATTGCTGTGAGATAATCTTTTTTCAGCAGTTGCAGCATTTTACTGTCGCCTTCTGCAAACCACGCAGGACCTCTTGCGTATGCCTCATTGCCGCTGACAAGATAACGCGCTACCGGTACTGCTTCTTCTTCAAAGCCGCCAACATACAAGTATTCGTCACTCTCTGACTTTTCCAACCAGTACACGCTTCTATACGGCATATTCAGTCTGTCCATGTAGCCAGGCAGCTTATCACTGTTAGGCTCTACCATCCAGCAGACTTTATACTTCTTAGTAAGATTGGTCTGATTGTCTAACAGTCCTTTCAGATTGTCGGGCAAAGCGTCTACGCCGAAGCAGTCTGCTAGCTGCTGCAAAGTCATATCGTACTTTCTTGCAAAAGTAGTTACCTTGCCGAAGCCGTCTGCTTCAAGTGCATAAGTACCGATTGTCATTGTCTGAAACCTCACGCCGTTTTCTGCGTCGTAGAATATAGCCATCGGGCACTGTCCAAAAGGCAATTCCAGATATACAGTATGGATGCTGTTATAGAAGTTGCTCTTTGCAAGCACGCTTGATACAATCTCTTGTCTTGTGTCAAGCACCTTCATAGCCTCAACATTCGTATTCAGTTCCGGCCGTCTATATGCAAATCTGAACCACTGGCGGCTCGGCGGTGTAAGTCCGCTCATAACGCCAGCAGCGAATACCTGTGCCGCTCTCCAAGCTACCCCGTGCACAATCTTTAAGTCACGTCTGCGTGCGGGATTGGTCTTGTCTGCCGTATCGTCAAACTCTCCGACAAACGGGAGCTGATAATCTCTTATCTCTTTCCATCTGTCTACCCAATCTCGCCTATCCTCGTACATGCTTTTAAGCTTACGCACCAAACGTTGGCGGTCTGGCAAGTTCTTTTTCAGCGGCACCCCGTCACTAGGAAGTGTTCCCTGTGGCTTGCTCGCCGCTATCGTTTGAAAGTTCATAAGCTGTTACCTCTTAGCCTAAAGTATTACGGCCGCCCTCACCGCTACTAGCAATAGTGCTTGTCTGTGTAGATGCAAAGCCCTTACGCTTCTTCTTGTTGTTGTCGCTGCCGGTCGCGACTTCGCTGCTTGTCGCAACGGTAGTCGGCGCCGGGTCCACCTTTTCAATAGTCGGCATGTTGCCGCCACCGAATAATTTTGCAATGCCACCCATTTTTAAATCGCCCCCATAATCGAATATTCTGTATTGCACATCAGCACTTTAGGCTTTCTATCGTCAAACCCTAACTGCCTTAACGGAACCTTCCTTGCAAATGTTAGTGCCAGGCCGTCTGCAAGGTCCGGTGAACGTCCTAGCTTTTCTTTTATCTCCTCTTTAGGCGTTAGTATTAAACGCCCATTCTTAGAGTACTTGTAGTGAATGACAGCAAGCTCTTCTCTTAGTCCAGATTCATCCGGCAAAGCTCCGCCATCTTCTATCCAGTCTTTCAGTTTGAAGTACATCTCTGCTCTGATATTCTCATAGCGCTTATTCTCTATCGCCGCACCTTGAAATGGTATCTCTCTCAAAGCCGTGTACCCCATCTGCCGTAATCTGTCGACTACGCCAGCACCCATGTTGCCAACGTCTATAAAGGTCATATCTGCCTTATTTTCATCCATTGCCAAAGCAATATAATCTGCCGTCTGCATCGTGTTCAGCTTCTTATAAACCCTTGGCCTTGGATATACCATTAATCCCTTACGCTGCCATATACACGTTCTATCGTCACCGAAACGCGCTATATCTGCGCCCTGGATAAGCGGCATATCATACGGAATATCCTTTTCTGTCAGCTCACGGCCAAAGGCTTTGTCCAACTCTTCCAGGCTGAAAAGCTCATTAATAGCCGATACACTAAAGTCACACAAATACTCTTGTCTGAATTCTACCTCCGGCATATCCTCTTTTAGTTCTTCTATGCTCTTTGCATCTAAGATGCCGCTATCGTACACGTTCGACAAATACGCAAAGTAACGCTTATTCGTCTTGGCCTTCTTGTACATCTCATAGAAGTTGTTCTGCCCCTTGGGTGTACCGATGAAATAGCAATAGCCTTTTCTGTCGCCGTTCTCTATCGCAGGTCGGATTATCTGCGTCCACATCTCCGGCTTCATATCCGAATACTCGTCAAGTATTACGCCGTCCCAATATGTACCACGTAATGCGTCGGGGTTATTCGCACCAACGATATATATTCTCGCTCCCTGCGCTCCAGGTACTTTACTGGGGAATTCAACATACTTTTTAGTTTCATTCACCTTGATGCCCTCTATGACGCTTGTGTAATACTTCAATGGTCCCCATGCAATAATTTCCATCTGTGCACTGAACGGACCTACCAAAGCATACTGCGGGCTGATTAAGTCACTTTGCAGTGCGTCCCTTATAAGGTGATTTACCATTCCGATTGTCTTACCAAAACGGCGGTGTGCTACGATTACAGCAAAGCGGTGTCTGCTTAATTCCTTATGCAGGACCTTCGCCCATGCAGGCCGCGGAGTATATGGTATCTCTATTATGTTTTCCATGTTTACCCCCTTGAAAAATTCGTTTTGGTAATTTTTGGTATTTACCTCCCCCGGCGGCTGCGAATTTTTGGGGACCCACCCCCACTCAACGCCAGGAGAAAAGGCAAGATTCAATTTCAGATTTTGCGAAAACCCAGGGAAATCACCAACGCCAGCGCCGCCAAACAAAAGCCAGAACCAACGCCCAGCCAAAAACAAAAACGTGGTAGGCCTGCCGCATCAGCCAGGCAGGAACGGCCGCAGCACATCACCAGGTGAACGCCTGCCGCTAACATCATCAGCCACGCCGTCAACATTTGGAATCATCAGCACAGCCGCAGCAGCAGGATAATATTTTACGTCCGATAATAAGGATTATGTTAAAAGCTCTATTTATGTTTGTGTTTTTGTAGTATCTTCTGAACAATCGTTTACTACCACGGCTTCCTCCGCCGCGCCCCAATGATACACAGCCGGGCCCTTGTTAGCGTGCGTCTGCTTGTCAAACGCGCCTATACTATCAGCATATAGCTTTGACGCGGCTAGCTTATCCTTGTTGCTGGCCTTGTTGTCTGACATTATCTTGAGCCAATAGGCCTGCAGGTCCTGCACGGCCAGCACGGCTACAGCTGCGCCCTGCTGTTTGAGCAACGCCGCACATTCCTCCAGCGTCTGCGGCTGGGTGACTATTGCCGGCGGCCTGCCTCTTGTTGGTGTATTTGTATTACTTAATAAACTTTTAATCTTAAACATTTCCGTCACATTCTCGTTACAAACTATGTAACTGTATATACAATTAATATTATCAATAATGACAATCACTAAACAATACATAAACAATACATATTGAAAAGATAATCATTATTTACCAGAAAAAGACAATAAAAAAATGATTAACAGAATCCATCTGTCAATCATCAATTAAATTATATTTATTATCTTGCTATAAATTATATGCCTTAAAAAATGCTATTAAGTCAATGATACTTTTTTAAATCTTTGTGAACCGTCTTAACATATTATAAATGTTGCTGAATAAAGAAGAACGGCCGCCGCTGAACATCTGCCAGCGTGCGGCCGTTGCTATCCTCTTATTATAATGCTGTTTTAGCCCTGCGTATCATCTGCGGGGCTGCTGCCGTCAGCAGATGACGGCGCTGGAAACGTCAGAACGGCGCGCCCTGCGTCATCTACAAACGCCAGGCGAACGCCGCAGGTCTGCGCCAGCTTAACCAAATCATTAACAGCCCAGCTATTACGGCTCAATTTGTTCCGCACGGCGGGGACCGTCATCCCCAGGCCGTCAGCCAATGCCTGCGAACTCATGCAGCGCATAGCAATTAGCCCCTTGATTATAGCTTTACTGTTATCCATGTTTTACACCTCCATTATTTGTTGTCTACATTATACCGCATAGCGGTGTGATTGTCACCAAAAAAAATAAAAAATAATCAAAAAAGGTATTGACAAGCATAATCAACGACATTATAATATAACTGTAATCAAGATACAGATACCGAATAACGGTATACATTCAAGGAGGAACAAAAAATGACTAAACGCATGGAACAAACACAAGACGCTAAAATGATTCAGTTGGCGCTTTACCGTGAATACGGCTTCCAGCCGTGCTTGAAGGACATCGAAATTCTGGAAAGCGTCGAAAACCCGGACTTCCCCTGGCATCTTGAAAGGGCCTACGTTGAAATCAAAGGCCACTTTTACACCATCTATCAAAACGAATTTGGCGGGTTGACCGTACAAAAATATTAAAGCTGACGGCGGCCCCGTTGGGGGCCGTAAAGCTGCCAGGCAGAAGGTCCGAAGCCCTAGCCAACAGCCGAAAGGAGAGAATAAGAAAATGACTTTTGAAAAGTATAACGCTAACCCCGAAAACAAGAACATCGGTGATTGTTCCATTCGCGCAATCTGTACCGCTACCCCGCTTACTTACCAGCAAGCGAAAAAGCTGCTGGAAACAAAGGTATTTGAAAGCGGCGCTGCATGGAACACCGTGAAGAACATCACCGCCGCCCTGGCTGACCTGGGAATCAGCGTAGAGCGCGCCAGCCGTGAAACGGTTAACAGCTTTACAAAGCATTGCGATACCGGCGCTAGCTACGTTGTTTTTGTAGCAAAGCACGCTGTAGCCGTTGTAAACGGCGTTATCTATGATACATGGGACAGCAGCCGCCGTTTTGTTAAATTGGTTGCCAAAGTTAGCCGCGAGAAATTCGCCGAATTAAAAGCCAAATACAACCCGGAACCGAAAAAGGAGGAAAAGAAAATGGACTGGAGAAAGATTTTTGCCGCTTGTGAAACAATTGAGGAGTTAAAGAAGGCTTTTAAAAAGGCCTGCATGAGCTGCCACCCGGACAAAGGCGGCACGGCCGCAGAATTTAAGGCAATGAGCGCAGCGCACGACAAGCGCGCCGCCGAACTTGCCGAAAGCGAAAGCCGCCAGGAGTGGCAGCGCAACAAGAAAGCGGACGGCACTTATAAAACAGCCGCCGAAATCCTGGCCGAACAGGCGGAATTTGCCGAAATCCTGGCCGTGCTGATGGGCTTGAAGGGCCTTGAAATTGAAATCTGCGGTAATTGGCTATGGATAGGAGGCGAAACGAAAGAGAACAAAGACGCCTTGAAAGGCGCCGGCTGCAAATGGGCCAGCAAGAAAAAACTTTGGTACTGGCATGCAGGCGAATGGGTTAAGAAGGTCCGCCGCGCGTTGACCATGGAGCAAATCCGCGACCTGCACGGCAGCGAGTTTTTAAAGTACCGCCCGGAAACGCCCTTGTTACAATAGCCGAAACGCCGCCCCGCGCGGCGTATACCGGGGACCGGCCGCCCCGGTACTGATGAGGCAGGCCAAAACTGAACCTTGAAATTTTAAAAGGAGGACATAAAAAATGAAGCGTGAAGAAGCGTTAAAATTGTTGCTGAAGATTGAGGAATTCCGGCAGCAACCGGCAATGCATAAAGCGGAACATGATTTTACATGCCGTATCATCGCCGCTATGATTGCAGAATCTGCAGGCTTTAAGAGCCGCAACGAATGGACCGCAGAAATCAAATCAGCAACTTAAACTATTCAACCCACTACACCGGCAGGAAAGCCGCTGCCGGTGTAGAATATTAAAAGGCAGAAGCGATTTTTTAGGAGGAATCAAACATGAGAACTTTTTTGACTGAGCAAAAATGGGACGGCCGCCCCGCTTATATCTGGGGACTGCGCAACCCTCAAAACGGCACTTGCTACCGCTGGACCGACCAGCACGCCGCAGGAATGACGGCAACGCCGGTTATTGAGTGTAACCCCGCCACCGGCGAAGCGAAAGCAGGCGCGCAGCCCGTGCGCGTGTGCAAGGTTTGGGCAAAATACGTCAAACCAACCCCCGCTACCTTACAGATCAAAGAAGGTTTTCGCCCCAGCATCAACGCGGAGCATTTTTTGGGCTGGACCTTTGGCAGCGAAGATATTTACCTGGAAGTAAAGACGGTACGCGACCGCATCAAAGAAGCGGTATATGCTGACAAAGACATGGAAAGCGACAGCCTTAACAAACTGTTAGCGCTGGCCTATTATATGGGCCGTGAAGAAGCAACCCGCGAAACAAGCGATAAATATAACGCGGTACTTGAAGCGCAGCGCAAGCGCGCGGAGGCCTGCCGGTATTACAAGATGGCCGCCGCTATCATCGGAGATGTTAAAGCCGTTTATAGCCCAGACTATGCAGGCGAAATGAGCTTGACTTTTGGCGACGATGTAACCGAACTGTAACCCACCCGCCCGGCTTGCGCCGGGCTATTATCGAAAGGAAGCGAAGACATGGAAACTAAAACCCTTTACACCTTGAAGAAAAACTCTATCTGGCTGCCGCGCCGTAACCACGGGAAGGACTATAAAGCCTACGCCCCGTTAATCAGCCTGGAAGCGCAGGACGATTGCGAACCCGTCGAGCTGCAGCGCAGCGAAAGCCTTGCCGAATTGCAAGCCGTTTTGAATAGCGACGCTTGCCGCCCCTACATCGACAACAAGAGCGGCCGCGATACACTCTATGTAGAATACTACGTAGAGGAAGCGGAATACACCCGCGACGATGAAAGCGAGGGCTGGGAGTTTTTCGCCGGGTCTAATTACTATGAGCGCGAAGCAGATAACACGCCGATGAGCGACAAAGGGAAGCGCAGTTTATAAAAAACAAGCCCCAGGGCAAACGCCCTGGGGCTTTTCTGTATCCTACAAATGCGAGCAGGCTATATATTTTTAAAGCCGAAATGTTTTACAGGTATAATCACTAGGGCTGCCATGATTGGAACGCGTGGCGGCCCTTTTCTGTGCGTGCAGCGCATACTTTAGGGAAGCGAAAAACAAAAAGGCCGAGGCGAAAGCCCCGGCTTTTTTGTTTGTTGTGTGATACATAAAAATATAATTTTTTCAATCCGCGCCGGTGCTACGTCTTTACTACCGGACCAAGAGAAGCGATACTAAAAGACGTTCGCGTTCTCTTGACGCTTTTTATTATAACACGATCGTCCTAAAATTGCAAGCGGTGCAGCGCCGAACGTCAAAAAGCAAAAAGCCCGGCACTGCCGGGCTTTTCTTTTGGTGCCTGCTTTAAATCAGAAGCACAACAATATTTCAATCCGTGCCAGCTTTACGCCTTTAGAGCTGGACCGACAAGCGCAATACTCGAAAGGCGCTTACGCTTATCGACAAGGCTATTATAGCATAACGCCCAAGCAATAGCAAGCGTTTTCTTAATGTTTAGAAGCGGCAGCGCCGTGCGCCTGCCTTTAACCTTCTTTCTTCTGTTCCGCCCTGGCCTTTTGAAAGCTGTTCGCGTTTATGTCAATCCGAATCAATCCTTCTTGAATCGCCAGCATCAAGAGGCCGTCAATAAACGAGCGGCGGCGAAGCGCGTAAACCTGCGGGCTAATCTCATCAATTACAGAAATTTTGCGGACCGTCCAATGGTATACATATCGGTGCTGAATCGCTTTATAAGACTTGTCCCCAAAGCGCTGCCGAAACAGAAGAAGCGAACGTTCGATGACATCCAGCCATTTTTCCGGTTGGTAAACCAAAAACGCTTGCCCAAGATAAATACAACGGACCGCGGCAAGCGGCGTTACCGCTTGAATCGCGAGCCGTGCCGTAGAATCGCCGCCGGTCCTCATATCAAATTCCAAGCGTTCCGCCCTCTGCTGCATCCTGGCGGAAACAACCGCTTTACCAATCGCGTTTTTTGCAAAGAGTAAGCTTTCTGCATAATCTGCAGCTTCTGGATAATCCATTTTCTTTACCAGTCCACATCATCGAGCGGGTCTTTCTGTTCATCTTTTGAAGGATACGGCGCTGTGCTTTTCGCTATCTTTACGCTTTCCAAATGTTCCAGCAGTAAATAGCTTGCTTTAGAATTTTTGCCGTTTCTGTCCACATATAAATCAGTCTGGAAGCGGCCGCCGACAATAACTTGCGTGCCTTTTGTGATGTAGTTGCTGATATATTTAATCAGTCCTGGGATAAAGCAGCGGCAGGAAATGTAGTCATAAATTTTCTTTCCGTCTTTGTCAAGGTACGTTCTGGAGCACTGAATTTCAAGGTTGCATACCTCTTTACCATTCTTCATAACTTGCACCGTAGGTTCAAACTTCACCCAACCAAGTATTAAACAGTTATTCAACATTATAAATTTTCACCTCAACTTTCGGAATATCGCTATATTTTTTTAATACTGTAAGTTTAACAATCTGTTTATCATCCTTATAGACAATGCCAGATATAGAATCAAGAATAATTTTTGCGACGTTATCAACATCCGGCTTTTTGGTTGGCAGCTGCAAGCCGTTTAAAGCCTGCTCCTTGAATTTTTTTGACTCGCTGGCAGGAATACCCACGTCAGCTATTATCTCAACGCCCAGGGGCAATTCCGTGAGTGTCAGCCCTATATTTTGCATCGCTTCACTAGCTAACAGTTTGACATAGGCTTTATAGTTGCGGCTTTTCTCCGGGTCGTATGCTTTTACAAATCCGCCATGAGTAGAAAAGCGAGGCCGTCCCTGCGCCGTCGGTTCGCCTGGAATCGTAAATGTTAATTTCATTTTTCTGCATCCTCATTGCTTTTCTGTACTGAATTGCCAGAATTAAGCTCATTTTGTAAATTGCGAAAAGCTTTAATGCTTTTGTTTGCAGCTGCGATTAAAGCACTATCAAGGCAAGGCCCCAGACTATATGTTTCTTCGTCCTCTTCCTTTGCCAGCTCCGCCATATATAAGCCAATCAGACTGTATACGGCAATGTCCTTCAAACTTTCAGCGATTTTATCGCCGTGAATATCGTGAGTATAAACAAAGGCGATATGCTTTGCCATATACGCTTTCAGCTCCTCAAACATTCCCTCTGCATCGTCGCTACGTCCGTTCAGAAGCGCGCCGCAGCGGAAATTAGCAAGCTCATCTGTGCCGGAGGAATACTGCTCATGCTTTTTCTTGAACAGTTCCTCCAATTCGTCAAGCTGGCTATACATAAATTCGCTTAACCCTTTATTCATATTTTTGTGCCTCCTTCACATAGTCAACATAATAGACATCCTTAAAATCTTCCGACACTTCTGCTTCTGCCTTAACCTGCGCTGCATCGGCGTTCTCAGCCTCAACGCAGGTTTGCAAGTCCATATCGGGAAAAGCGATACTCTTCCAGGTTACAAGATACTTCATTGTCTCGCTTCCCTTCCCTGTTTAATTGCCTCCAATATCGGCCGCTGAAATTCGCAGTCATCATCAATCTTAACCTTGCCGTCTTTGCCTCTGCGCATCTCCATTAACTGAAAATTCCAGTCAATGTCGCGTTCCATTTGTTCCAACATCCAATCCGGCATTTCATGGAGATTCTCCACCAATTCACTTTGGATAGCCGCCAGACTCTGCGTCGGGATTCTATGCACGGCATAGCGGAAAGCGAACAGCAGGACGTTTAATTTTTCATTTGTCATTTCCTCACCCCCGATTTTCAACTCCGACAATTTCAACACCTACAAGGTATTGCTGTAAAACCTCCGCATCATAGCAGCAGAACACTATTTTGCCATTGCTGTTAAAGACGCGAATTTCTTCAACATTGCCGAACTCCTCATCTATGTCAATTTCTAAATCTCCTTTGACACAAATGTAAGCGTCGTCTATAAAATCCGGCACATCATTGGTAAAAGATTGCAGAATTTCATTACCAAAAATACTGCCATTTATATACATAACGTATTCTACGACTATTTGGTCTTCGCCGAACAAATACGTTCCGCGAACTGCATATCTAACTTCGTTACTTAAAGCTTCTATATCGTAATATTTAATCATTTTTTGCCTCCTTACTGTCTACGATTTTTCGGCCACAGTAAGGGCAGTACGCATATTCGGTCAATGGATAGTCATGTACAAAGTAATCCATTTCCGTTACCGTTGTTTCTTCCATCTTAGATTTCATTACTCTCCCTCCATTTTTGCCAACTTTGCCATTTTCTCAAAAAACTCAATAGCAGCCGTGTACTGAGTGCAATATTTTTTATGAGGCATTTTGCCTTCTTTGCCATACACACTTTCTACACGTTTTTTAAACTTTTCTAACGTGCCACCTTTATAATTGTTCCAGCAGCCACAAACAACATTATCATCTTCCACGCAATAGGTGGTAGTCGCATTCCTACTACCTATGCGGACAATTTGATAATATGTTTTGCAGAGGTCTGCGCCGCAGAGGTTTGCGGCGCAGAGGTTTGCGTCGCAGAGGTCTGCGTTGCGGAGGTTTGTTTTGCAGAGGTTTGCGTCGCAGAGGTCTGCGTTGCGGAGGTTTGCGCCGCGGAGGTCTGCGCCGCGGAGGTTTGCGGCGCAGAGGTTTGCGCCGCGGAGGTCTGCGTTGCAGAGGTTTGCTCTTTCCCCACCATTCTCACATCTCAGCCACTTACCATGGCTCGCAATAATTTCCTTTAATTTTTCTTGCGTAATTTTCATTATTTACACCCCTCAATCTTTCTGCCACACCAGCAGCAGTATGTCTGTCCAAAATCTTCAAAAGTGCCGCCGCACTTTTCACAGCGGCAAACACCTGTCGCCCCTTCGTAGCGCTCTGTATACGTCACTACCGTTGTACGGTCAAGCTCATGCTTTAAAGCACGGATATGAGCCGTATAACAGTTGACATGGCTAAGAGCAATTCTTTTAACCGTGCTGCTCCACGTTGTATTCGCATGATATTTTTCTGCGCTTCTTTTGTACTTCAAATGCGCAATTTCTCTGTACAAATATTTCTGCTTCGTTGGCAGGCTACCCCACCATTTCTGACGTTCTGGAGTCATTACTCTTCCTCCTTTTCAATTTCTGCACGAATAACAGCCATAGCCTTATGCAGATAATCAACATCACCGCTAAGCAGCCAGTATTCAAGTTCTGCGTTAACAGCCTTAATCAGTTTTTCTTGTTGTTCCATATTCTTCAACCTCCTTGCTTATTTTCTCCTTCTCGCTCCGCACTTCTGCGGCGTATTCTCACACCGCTTGCACGGCCTGTCACACTCACAGCAACAGATGTGCAGCAGAGTGCTTATCGTGCAGTCCGGTGTAACAGCCCTGCAATAGTATTTAGGCTTTAGGCGTGCTTCTATTGCGCTGGTGGTTGCTTCCTGTTGCACAACGGCTTCCGGCGGTTTCGGTGCACCCGTCAGCCCCATCACCTTTGCTTTGCATCTAAGCAAACCACAAGATTTTTCCTTGCCTTTTTTAAACTCCCATGTAGTCACTTTTTTTGTTTTGCCGCAATCGCAACGCACCAAGAAGTAAGCTGAACCCCTATCCTGGTAGCCTAAATACTTCTCAACCGTCAGCGTGCCAAATTTCACGCCAACCCATGCCGTCCAATTATTCACGCCAGCACCTCCAAAGTAAGCGTATCGCCACATTTCAGCAGCTTACTTTTACAAGGCTCATTATGCTTGCGACTGTACGTAAAGTCGTTCATGTAGCATTGCAGGATACGGAATTGATTGTCAATAGCGTTATCATTCAAGCCAATCTGCCGGCCGTATTCAAACACTGCTTTATCCTGCGGCATATACGGCATAATGAGCCGGTGTTCCGTCAGCTTTGCCGCCGTCCATTTCAGCAGCATACTGTTCAGCCTATCAGCAAGCGGCTTGCCGTCGCTCAGTTTCTCCATGTTGCAGCGGTTTATATTCTCCTGCACATGAGCTTCTTCTGCCTGCTTCAAAGCAGCCTGCATCAGCGCCGGGCTGATTATATTCACGTTAAGGCCGTTCGCACCGGTCAAGGTAAGCGCTATCTGCTCTGCCTTCTCCCACCGGTCAAGGCCTATATTTTGCTGATTAAAAATTCCTGCCCAAAGGTTGACTGTTTCTGACAAGATTCGTTTCGCTTCTTCCAGGCGGTCAAAGCCGGGCCGTATGTCCTGCGGCATCCGTTTTCCTGCCTGTTGCAGTTTAACAATCGTTTGGGCTATTCTCTGCGGTTGCAGCATCTTCTTCGCCTCCGTACAATTCGTTCACTAGGTCCATGCCTGTATATTCCTTGCCTTGCTTCTTGCTGTTGCCGCTGACGTAGTTTCTTGCTACGGTCTGCACATACGCAAAGTTTCTAGCGCCGTGCTCTACCGCCGCTAGTATTCCTTGCTCTACGGCAGTTTCACCAACCTCACCTAACAAGGCTTGCAGTTTCTCTCCGACGATTGGAGTAAGCGGCATCATGTTTTTCTCCCACAAGGCAAAAATTTCAGTATGCGTTTTTTCCTCGTCATCGTCTTTTCTTTTAGGATGATGATAATCATCCTTTTCTTTATCTCTATACTCTATACTCTTATCTCTAATCTCTGTCGGACATTTTGTCCCTTTTTCTGGGGACATTTTGTCCCCACTTTTCGGGACATTTTGTCCTTTTTTATTTTGCCGTTGTGTCTTTTTCTTCGTCGCTGATTCTGACGCACTGCCACTACCGGTCATGTTAGCAACCTCCGGCAAGTAGCTTTCGCCTTTATCGTTCTTCTCTATAAGGCCAATTTGTTCAAACAAGGCAAGCGCACTTTCGACGATTTCAATATCAAATTGCGTCTGTTTAGCGATTGATTCAGCAGTATGCTGAACAGTCATTTTACCGACCTGCCGCACAAGTACGCCGTCAGTTTTCAGTGATTTCAAGCACAGTTTAATGTACAAGAGTACGTATTTTTCGCCGTTTTCCTGGTCCTCTAGCCACTCAACAACATCACTTTCAAAGAAGTTTTCGTTGAGCTTTAACCAATAATACCTGCCAGCCATGTTTTACTCCTCAAAGTATGTCGGTACTTCGTACACCATTTTATTGTTCTTCCGGTATACTTTGATTCTTCCGCCCTTCTTGCAGAACTTCAAAAATCTATACCAGCGTTTCGGGTTACTTCTTCTATAAGAATACATAGAAATAAGATGAAGTCCCGCTGCTCCCTTGATAAGCTCAAAGAAGAAATCAAAATTATCTGGTCTTGCTGCTTCCAAATCGTCTGCGAATTTGTTGCTAAAGCCGAAGTGTCCTTTACCTACAAGAACTATTGCTTTGCTTTTTTCGCACGGTGTCACTTTTATATTCAGCACTTTATCCCACCCCTTTCAAATTTTTAGGGGACATTTTGTCCCAAAGTTGGGGGACATTTTGTCCCCGCTTTTCGGGACATTTTGTCCCCACGATGATTTTAGTTATTTCATGCTTGCTTCAATTTCTTCTGCCGTGAAGATTTCACCGGTTGCAGTATCAACCTTGCCACCCTCTGCAAGCTCCTGCGCTTGCTCTGTAGCGTTCTCTGCGTCAACGTCGATGTATTCAGCCTCGCCGGTTTCTTCGTTAAGCACAGCGGCTTTCCCGTCGCTCTCTAACGCTTCCTGCATCTCAATGGACATAGGCGCGTAGGTTTTCATGATAGAGAGAAGAACGGTTTTGCAAGCCATAGCGTCGAAATCAGACTGCCACGGGCCACTATTAAAAGCCTTACTAAAACGTTTAGCGTGGCTAATGACTTCTTCTTTAGTCCAGTATGCGGTCTTGCTGAAGCCGTTCACTGTTTCAAATCTTGCGAAGTAGCCTACAATATTATCGGAAGCTTTTTCGCCCGGCGTATATGCCTCAGTGAATCTGTTCCAATCTCTGATTTCGCCCTCGTACACCGGCGTCATAATGATGTGCTTCATCTTGCCAGTGCGCATTGCGAGTTCGATTACGCCTTTATAGCCAATCTGGAATTGCGCGCTTCCTTTATAGGGAACAATCCACGCTTTACCCAAGGACGGGTTAATAGGCAGGTCCAGGCTTGCAGCCGTCGCAGCAGCAGCCAAGATTGTTTTCGGGTTTGTCGTTGCCAGCAATTTATTATTGTTGGTCAGTGTCAGCAGGCTAGAGAGAAAGCCCGCACTCTTCTTGCCTAACATCTTCTCAAAACGTTGCTGAACACTTTGAGAACCAATCATCACACCCAATGCGGAAGGTGCTTTGCTAGCGGTAGTTGTTGCCGCTACATTTCTTTTTGCAATACCGTTTACTGTTGCCATTATTCATTATCTCCTTTAAACGCTTTTTCAATTCTTTGAAGTTTATCTTCTAACGCCTGCACTCTTTCTTGCAGAGAGTTTATATATCCCATTACATTAGGACCACTAGCGGTCGAAGAGTCATATGTCCTATCGGAATCATTGCCCGTCACCACCAGCAAATCCGGGAGCGGCTGCAAATCAAAACTTTTCTTTGAGTTTGTAAACTTTTCCAAGTAACTCAGCCGGAGTGCTACTGAACCAGGGTCATAAGCAAGTAATCTTTTATCAATGCCTAACACTTCTGCAACAGCGTTGCGATTAACCTTTCTGATTGATTTTGTGACGCCGCTTTCCCAAAGGCCTATCGCTGCTGCCGTTACGCCAACCGCCTTAGCGAGGTCTGATTGTGTCATGTCTTTGCATTTGCGGGTACGCTTAATGACTTCTCTTACAAGCGCCCCCTTTTCCTCGCTCTTCATTATTCTTTTAACCTCCTTAATTTTAAGCAGTCTTTTTCACTTTCGTACAAAATTTCTTCCAGCGACAAATCCAATGCTTGCGCCAATTTTATACGTGTACTCAATGCAATATTTTTAACTACGCCACATTCGTATGAGCTGATGGTCGGCTTTTCTAAACCGACCATTTTAGCAACATCGCCTTGCAGCAGACTTAATTTTTTCCGTTTATAGAACAAGGTTAAACCTAATTTCTCTTGCTCTGTAAGGCTCATTTTAACGTGAACCTCATACTAGGCTTGCCAACCTTATTATACTTTGCGTATACATCCGGCAGGTCCTTTTTCAGTGCCTTTTTGTCCAGCGTTACTTTTCCGGCAATCTGTATATAGGTAATCTTTCTATCCATAAACACGCCGCTTTTGCTGCCGTCAAGCATAAGCTTTAAGGCGTTCTGTGCCTGGCTTAGTTGTTCTTCCAGCACTTTTTTCGTTGCGGTCAGCCCATCAATACACTTAATATATTGTTCTGCTGCACTCGGCAGCGCGATGCTGTCAACCGCTAACTTATCCTTGTTCATCTTATCAATGGTTGTGGCAGTGCTTTCGCTGCCGTCAACCTCCGGCGGGATATTGCTCTGGAGGTTATTCCAAAATATAATCGCTTGCGTTCTCATATCCGAAATAAACTCATCGTTGCGCGGAATTTCTTTCCATACAAAATGATTACCGCCGATTAAGCAGGCGATGTACCACTTCTCGCAGCCGGTAATCATCATGTACCACTGACACTGACAATAGTAACTGTCTGGCAGCTCGTCACCGTCCCAATCTTTCGACTTGAAGCCGTTCGCAGTCTTACATTCAAGGCCTGCGTTCTCACCAACCACAAGGCGGTCAACGTTCGCCAGCATGAACTCATAGCTTTCATCCTGCAATGTGCCGCATTTGCGAACCTTTTTGCCGGTAAGCTCACAGAATCTGTCAGCTACAACCTGTTCAAGGACCGTGCCCCAATAAACAAATTCATTATTGGAAAGGTCCTCTGCTTCTACATCGCCATGCTTTTCAGCGTAGAGTGCGTAAGCGCTCTTCCAGGGATTAAGTCCCATGATGCAGGCAATGTCACTGCCGCCGATACCACTATTGCGGACGCGTTCCCACGCCACGCGGTCGGCGGCTTGCTCCACCGTCATAATTAATTTACCTTTCATTCTTCTTCTGCCTCCTTCAGCTTTTCAACATAACCTTCAGCCAATTCACGCGCCATATTTGTAAGCACCTTATCTTTCAGTGCTTTTTCAAGTTTATATGCTGTTACTTCAGCAAAATACGGCATGCCATGTTCGCAGCCTGCAATTTCTGCAATAGCTACAAAATGATTGGCTACAGCGGCTGCCAAAACTTCAAAATCGGCGGGGTTTTTTTCGGCAATGTTTAAAAACATTTTTGTGAGCGGGCGCAACAAGCAGTCCGTAATTTGCGGCAGTTCGCCACGAATAGCAACAACTACTTGCTCCTCGTTTGCGGCAAGAACAACGCCGCCTTCGTGTTTTTGGATAAATTTTTTAGCCTCAATACCCATTGTATCTGTAGATTTCAGCATGCAATGTACCTCCTTAAAAATTAAATTTCTTTATACAAAGGGATAACAATTTGTTGTCCTGCTTGCAGCTCTTTACCTATGAGATTGTTATGCTTGCGAATGTCAAACATCAGCTCGCGACAATCTCTGTACTTGTCCTGCTCTTTCATATGAGCATTTGCAATATCCCACACTGTTTCCCCCTCACTTACATAGTAAGCAACCAGGGTTCTGCTATAACTAGGGAACAAAAAGCCATGTGCTCTAATGGCCAGCTTCGCAGCGCTGCCACCGGTCAGAAAGATAAGACCGGCAAGCAGAATAACAGTGATGATAAAAGCCTTTACTAATCCTTTAGTCTTGCTCATTTTCCCCACCCTTTCATAACAACCTTGCGCCAGCACTCGCCACCGCTGCACACGGTAACAAGCAGGCCGCTTTCCTTATCTACTACTTTAGAGAAGTTCATGTGCGACAAGTCTTTGCCGCACACAGCGCATTTTCTCTTCTTCCTGCTCATTCGTACCTCCATACTTCTGCCTCTAAGTCAGCAGGTTCAATACCCATGTACTCAGCAAACTTTGCCGGGCTGATATGATAAGCCCAACTCTTTTTACTGCTGGCGTGAGTAGCCACGCCGAACGGTAACGCGCCACTACGCAGGCCCATACGCACAAACATCTCGCTTTTCTGCATGAGCCGTGCCGCCGTTTTAATAGGAACGTTTCCAAGCATTTCTATTTCCTCCTTTTCATAAAGCGCATTGCCGTTTCATAACGCTGATTCATGCGTTCAATAACGCCAGCGCGCTTTTCCTTTTTGGCTTTCTTTTCCAGTGTGTCACAGCAGACAGCCGCCATGATTCGCTGCATATCCTTGTCAGTGTTCTTATTCAAAGCACACCTCCTGCCCGCGCCGGCGCTAGGCGCGGGGCTTGTTTCTATTTCAGCCCTACTACTGGCCGACTACCTGTTGTTGTTGCTGCTCATATACTTTGATAGCAGCTTGCAAGCCCTGCATATAGCTAGCGGCCATTGCAAGGCCGTCGGCTTTAAGCTTGGACATATCAACCGCCGTGCGCTTTACACGTTTTTCGGTGAATACTTCTTGCTTTACTTCCATTTTCCTCACTCCTTCCCTTTACTCTCCGTGCTATAATGAAAGAATAGAACGGAGGTGATAAATTTGATTGATTTTAAAACTGATTTTGCCGTTTACTCATGGATAGGCTCGATTGTTACAGCTATTCTTTCAGCAACATTTACAATAGCTTTCCAAACATATAAGGAAAACAAAATTCAGAAAGAGCAGCAACGAGCTTTTGCAATTTTATTTGAAGCTATCCTCAACGACTGCATTATTTTTGCTATACAAAACCCTGCGCTGTCGCAATGGGATAATAGCTTTTGGCGAAAAAATCAAATGCGTTTTGCTGAAATTCTTCCTGAAGAAGTTGCCGAGTTTGTGTTTTTGCTGAACCGCGCCACCGATTATCACCCGGGCTTTTCTTTGTCTAATGACAATGTAGCAAAGCTTAAAGCAATTCTCGAGCGAGTCCAACGACGAACGCAAAGACCAGAACTAGGGCGAAACCACAAAATAATCCGCTGGTTACAAGAACGAATATCTGGAAAAAGTTAGATTGAAAAAATTCCACGGTAAGCCCCCCTTTTTTACAAAATCCATAATGCCTAATTTAGACGTTTTATTCTTCTTTTCAACACTTCATGCTGTTATTGTACTACTACTAATTCTTTTTGTCAACTATTTTTGTCTATTTTCAACATTAATTCTTGTATTCTCTCTATGTTTATGTTAAAATAAACACGTAATGTTTGGCGGCGACGCTAGAAAGGAGTGAATAACAATGAATGAGCGTTTAAAGCTATTGCGCAAAGCTTTAAAGCTAAATCAGTTGGAATTTGCGGAGAAAATACAAATAGGACGTTCCACTTTGGCGGGCTACGAAAGCGGTACTTACAATATAACTGATAGATCCATTCGTGATATTTGCCGTGTGTTCTATGTTAATGAAGATTGGCTACGTACTGGCGAAGGAAATATGTTCCGTGCCAGGAACACGACCAACGAAGAATTAGCACTGCAAGTTGGCAAGCTGCTAAAGACAGATGATGAGTTTACCAAGAATCTGTTTTTGGAATATCTCAAACTGCCGCCCGAAATGAAAACTTTATTTGAAGATTTCGTTCATAATCTGGCCAAAAGCAAATAACCGGCAAATAAAGTAAAGATCCACCCGCCTAGCGGGTGGCTTTTATTTTTCGGGCATAGCCCTATC